CTGAATTAGCGAAGTATAAACAAAAAGTAGATTATATTCAAACAGTCGTAGATTTTTTAGATAGAACACTCAAACAAATATCAAACCGAGGTTTTCAAATAAAGAATGCAATTGACTGGCGTAAGTTTACATCTGGCGCAATCTAATGTTTTTGAATACACCATATTATATTAAAGAAGAAGCCTTTTCTAAATCGTTTTGTGAAGGAGTAATTACACAAGGAGATAACCAAGAGAAGACAGAGGCAGTTATTGCTGATGGTGATAACAATAATAGAAAGTCAAATATTACTTGGTTACAGAACGACAACCTTACAGAACAACTAACACTCATTGTTAATGAAGTAAACACAAATACTGATTGGAACTTTCTATTAAAAGAGTTTGAACCATTACAATATTCAGTTTATAATATAGACGATCATTATGATTGGCATATTGATAGCCATAGTAGAACATATGATAATGGTCTTATTAGAAAATTAAGTTTTACATTATTTTTAAACGAAGATTACGAGGGTGGTGATTTTAGAATATGTGAACCACACCCTAATCCATTAAAACATTCAGAACAATTATTTAAACCTAAAACAGGATCAATGGTTATCTTTCCTAGTCATAAATGGCACAAGGTAGATAAAGTCACAAGTGGCATTAGAAAGACATTGGTTGGTTGGATTGTAGGAACACCTTTTGTATAATGACAACAACTAGATACATAATCATAGATAAAGTAAACGAAGTATATCTAAAGATAGAAGCTGAGGCTGATATTCGTAGAGAACTTGGTGAGTATTTTACATTTGAAGTACCAGGCTTTAAGTTTATGCCAGCATATCAAAATAGAGTTTGGGACGGTAAGATTAGATTATTCTCTTATGCGACTGGTAAAATATATGCTGGTCTTTATCCTTATATAAAAAATTGGTGTAAGGAAAACAATGTACATATAGTTGATGGTACAAAAATCAAAGAAAAAACAGTTGACGATAGTAAGATTGATGACTTAATCAAAGCACTTAAACTTCCATACGAAGTTAGAGATTATCAACGAGAAGCATTTAAGTATTCTGTTGAAAAGGATAGATGTTTATTAGTATCGCCTACAGCCTCTGGTAAATCTCTCATAATCTATCTTATGTTGATATATAATTTATTACGACTGAAAGATACTAAAGAGGACAAGATCCTTGTTATAGTGCCCACTACATCGCTTGTAGAGCAGTTATTTAAAGACTTTAAAGACTATGGTTATAATAGTGAAAGAAATGTACATAGGATATATTCAGGACACGAAAAAGAAACTAATAAGAGAGTTATTATATCAACTTGGCAATCAATATATAATTTACCTAAGAAATGGTTTAATCAATTTGGTATGATTATAGGTGATGAAGCTCATCTATTTAAAGCTGTGTCGCTTACGAAATTAATGACAAAATTAGAAAAGACCAAATACAGAGTTGGTCTAACAGGTACACTTGATGGAAGTAAAACTCACAAGTTAGTATTAGAAGGATTATTTGGTTCAGTAAATAAAGTTGTATCTACAAGTGAACTAATGGAAACAGGTAGACTAGCTGATTTAAAAATTATGTGTTTAATATTACAACACGATCAAACAGCAAGACACTTTCTAAAAGGTAAATCATACCAAGAGGAAATGGATTACTTGGTGGCAAATGAAAAGAGGAATAAATATATAAGAAACTTGGCGACTTCGCTAAATGGAAACACACTATGTTTATTTCAATATGTAGAAAAACACGGAAAGAACTTATATGAAACTATACGAGATAGAGCAACCGACAAACAAGTCTTCTATGTTCACGGAGGAGTTGACGCAGAGCAAAGAGAAAAGATTAGAGAAATTACCGAGAAATCTGACAACGCTATTATCGTTGCAAGTTATGGGACTTTCTCTACGGGCATTAATATACGGAACTTGCATAACATTGTTTTTGCTAGTCCTAGTAAATCTAGGATAAGAAACTTACAAAGTATTGGTAGAGGATTAAGATTAAAAGACGATAACAGCGCAGCCACTTTATATGATATAGCTGATGATATTTCATACAATGGTAAAGAGAATTATACACTTCAACACTTTAAGGAAAGAATAAATATATACAATGGCGAAGACTTTAATTACGAAATTCATAACGTGGAGTTAATCAATGGTAGCAAAAATACAACCAAATCCGATTAAGATAATCAAGTTAGTTAATGGTGATGATATAGTTTGTTCATTACCAGCACAACAACTTGGTGAGAAATCTCCTATGTTGAGATTGAGTAAACCATTACAAGTTAAATATATACCGCAGTTTACAACTCAAGGATTAAAAGACTATGTAGCTCTTATTAAATGGTCTCCTTATACAAGAGATGCCGTTTTAACCATTCCTAAAGATAAGATATTGACTATTGTAAATGCTAATCCTGATATGAGTAAAAGTTATGCGCATGTTGTAATGGGTTATGATAAATCCGAGCCATTGGCGAAGAAAGAGAAACCTGCCGTATTTAAAAGAGAAAGATTGAGTGATGAAGATAATGATAAAGTTAATGAAATATTTGATGAAGATGATTTAGATGATTATGATATTCCTACAAAGACTGTACACTAATAGACTCTATTCCTCTGATCGCTCAACAAGCTCATTGTACTACAAAAGTTTCAAAAAGTCAACCGTGAGATTGGTAAAATTAAAAGTATTTTAAATGGCTTAAAACATTGACAAATGTTAAGAAAGGTGATATATTAAGAATATGAGTAAAGCAAAAAAAGAACATTACGTTAATAACAAAGAATTTTTAGAGGCTATGACAGTCTATAAAAAAGAAGTAAAGAAAGCTTTAAAGGCTAAAAAAGATAAACCCCTAGTAACTGATTATATTGGTAGTTGTTTTTTGAAGATAGCAAATCACTTATCTTATAGACCTAACTTTATCAATTATACATTTAGAGACGATATGGTTAGTGATGGTATCGAAAACTGTCTACAATACCTAGATAATTTTGATCCTGCTAAATCAAGTAATCCTTTCGCTTACTTTACACAAATTATATATTACGCATTTATAAGAAGAATACAAAAAGAAAAGAAACAAACTACTATCAAACATAAACTAATTATGGATAGTAACTATGATGATTCGGCACTACAACCAGGTGATGATGCTGAATTTAAGAATCAATTTAGAGACTTCTTACAAAAGAACTTAAAGATGGAAGATACCCCTATCAAAAAAGTTGAAAAGAAAGTCAAAAAGAAAAGAGTAAGAAAATCTACATCTAAATTATTCAACTAAATTATGAAAATTGCTTTGTTAAACGACACGCACTTTGGTGCGAGGAATGATAGTCCAGCATTTTTGGATTATTTTATGCGATTCTATAATGAGATATTTTTTCCATATCTTAAAGAGAATAACATAACAACACTTGTACACTTAGGTGATGTAGTAGACAGAAGAAAATTTATCAACTTTAAAACAGCACACACATTTAGAGAAGACTTTATGCACCGATTGTATAAAGAGGGTATTGATACTCATATTATATTAGGTAACCACGATACTTACTACAAGAATACTAATGAAGTAAATGCTATCAAAGAACTATGTACAACCTTTGATGGAATAAAAGAACCTTGGATATATGAAAAAGCAACTACTGTAAATTTTGGCGGCACCGATATTTGTTTAATACCTTGGATTTGTGATGATAACTATGACCACTCAATAAAAGAAATAGAAAATACAAACGCTGAACTTGCGTTAGGTCATTTAGAGATTAAGGGTTTTGAAATGAACGCTGGTCATATGAACCAACAAGGTTTAGAAAAGGCTATGTTTCATAGATTTGAAAAAGTTATCTCTGGTCATTTTCATAAAAAATCTGATGATGGTCAAGTGTACTATCTTGGCTCTCAATATGAAATTACTTGGTCAGACTATAAGTGTCCAAAAGGGTTTCATATACTAGATACAGAAACAAGAGAACTAACAAGAGTACCTAATCCAATTAGAATACATAAGAAGTTAGTTTATAATGATAAAGACGAAGATTATAGTAAGTTAGATTTAGAACATTATAAAGACTGCTTCGTAAAAGTTTTTGTAACAAATAAAACTAATGAAGAAATGTTTAATAATCTAATTGATAGATTACACAATACAGTAGATACACACGAAGTTAATATTATAGAAGATTTAAATACAGATATAACAGCATCTGTCGGTGATGATGTACTACAACAAGGCGAAGATACTCTAACCTTTTTAGGTAACTATGTAGAAAAAACAGATACTGATTTAGATAAAAATAAATTAAAAGAAACATTAAAAGATTTATATGTAGAGGCCAGTGAAAGATGAGTAAAATAACAAATGTAAAATCAAATTTTATGAATTGGGGTCCTTTTGTTATGAAAACAAAGATACCTGATTATATAATTAAGAAGTTAAAAACCGAAGGTACAAAAGCAAAAATTAGTTATAATAAAAGTTTAGCTGGTCATTTAGATAATCAATATTTGTATCCATCAAAAATACAACAATGGTTTTATAATGAAATACACCCTATTATACAAGCATATAGAAATGGTCATTGTAAGTATCACGGTATAGAAGAATTAAATGTAGAATTACAAGCAGATGATTTATGGGTTAATTATATGCAAGCTGGTGACTTTAATCCTGTACATACACACGGTGCTGATTATTCATTTGTATTATTTTTAGATGTACCTAAACAATTAAAAAAAGAACAAGATAAATTTGAAGGAACATCAGCAAAACCAGGTTCGTTAATGTTTGAATACACACAACAAGCAAGACCTCGTTGGGCTACTACTGGTAAAGTTGTAACGCCAGAAACAGGTGATATGATTATGTTTCCTGCTCTATTACAACATTGGGTAGCACCCTTTAAATCTAAAGTAACTAGAATAAGTGTGTCCGGCAATTTAAGAATTTTAAACAAAGATAAATTACCAAATGATTATTTTTAAAAAGATTAGATGGAAAAACTTTCTATCTACAGGAAACAATTTTGTTGAGATAGAACTAAACAAGTCACAAATGACTTTGATGATTGGTGCTAATGGCTCTGGTAAATCAACTATGCTAGACGCATTATGTTTTGCGTTATTTAATAGACCATTTAGATTAATTAAAAAAGAACAGATAGTAAATACAATAAACAATGCTGATACTTTAGTTGAGTTAGAGTTTCAAGTAGGTACTAAAGCTTTCAAAGTTATAAGAGGTATTAAACCAAATATATTTGAGATTTATTGTGATGATGTTTTACAAAACCAAGATGCCTCTAGTATAGATTATCAAAAGATATTAGAAGATCAAATATTAAGATTAAATTATAGAGCATTTAAACAGATAGCTGTATTAGGTTCTTCAGCGTATCAACCATTTATGCAGATGAGACCAAGACATAGACGAGAGGTTGTAGAAGAAATATTAGACATAAGAGTATTAACACACATGGATATTCTTACTAGAAATCAACAAACAGAATTAGGTAAACAAATCATTGAAGCTAGACATCAATGTGATTTAATTGAATCT